ATAGCTTATTTCGACAAGGACTATAAAAACAAAAGGCATTATTTACAAGGATTTGCACAGAATCCTGAAATCGAGTTTATATTAGACACAATATGTGACGAGTCAATAGTTTATGACGAAAAAAACTTCTGGGCTTATTTCTCTTTTATGCAACATGATGATGTTGATGATGAAACATACGAAAAAGTTCAGAAAAGATATAAAGAGATTTATAATCTGTTTGGGTTTAATCAGGATATTTCAGCGTGGCATTTATTTAGAAAATTTCTAGTAGATGGTATAATAGCATTTGAAATAGTTTTCGACAAGAAAGGAAAAAATATAGTAGGATTTAAAGAACTAGATCCCTGGTCTTTAATTCCAACAGTAGAAGCACAGCCAGACGGTTCTTTTATTGATATTTGGATACAGTATCCAGACAATCCATCATTAACAAGAAAACTTTACGATTCTCAGATAATTTATATAAGTTATGCTAAAGGCGGAGGAACATCCTCTAGAGTTAGTTATTGTGAAAGAATGATTCGTTCTTTTAATCTTCTAAGAATAATGGAGCACACAAGAATTATCTGGAACGTAATGAATTCCTCATATAGGATGGCAATGACAGTTCCCATTGGTACTAGATCGCCACAAAAAGCAAAACAAACTCTAGGAGAGTTAATGTCTATATACAAAGAGGATATAAGACTTAATACTGATAGCGGAGAACTAAGTATAGACGGTAGACCAAAGATTCAATTCTTTAAGAACTATTTAATGCCTTCCTCCCCTAATGGTACTCCAGATATACAGCCACTTCCAGGAGGAGGAGATGCCACAGCATTCTCCGATACTACAGTTCTCAAATACTTTGCAAATAAATTGAGAATGGATTCAAAAATACCCGCTACTAGATTTGGTAGAGAGGAATCGGGGTCTGAAGGAACTATCACTTTCACCGCAGAAGGATTAGATCAAGAAGAGGTTAGGTTTGGTAAATTTATAAACAGACTAAGATCAATTTATCAAGAAATATTAATGAAGCCTTTATGGGTTCAGTTCTGCTTAGATTTTCCGCATCTTAAAAAAGATCATATAATAAAATCTGAATTCGGTCTAGACTATGTGAAAGAAAACATGTTTGGGGAAGCTAAAGAAATGGAAGTTCTAACTGCAAGAAAAGATCAGGTAATTAAGATATCTGCCCTTATGAATTCTGCAGGGAAAAAATACTTTAGCATGGATTTCTTAGTTGATCGATGGCTAGGAGTAAAAGGACAAGATTTAATTAGTAACAAAAAAGCTAAAGAGAAAGCGGCGGAGGCTAAGAAGAAAGCTGCAGAAGCTGAAAGTGGAGCTACTGGAGCAGAAGGAGCTACTGGAGCAGAAGGAGGAGGAGGAGATGAATTTACACTATAAAATAAAATGGCTGGATTTTTAGATAAATTAGGAAAAATAAACCCCAATATCTCCAGGATATTAAAAACTATTAGTGGACTAGGGTCTTTTGGGATGGAATACAAAGATATGGTTATCCAAGACTCAATGGCAATCGGTGTATCTGAAGCCAACATGAGAGAAAGATTTGGATTTACTGATTCTGATGAGGATTTTATCTATAGTATAGCAGCTCAGGACACTTCCAATAGAAAATACATAGCATACTTCGATAAGGATTATCCATTTAAAAGAGATTTTCTTAGAACTTTTGCTTTAAATGCTGAAATAGAATACATCTTAGACACTATCTGTGATGAAGCAATAGTTTACGATGAAAAGAACTTCTTTTGTCATCCTGCTTTGATGAATATGGATCTTAAGGATGACGTAATAAAAGCTTTAAGAAATAATTTTAGAAAATTATACGTATTACATAACTTTGCCAATGGACTTACTGGATGGCAATATTTTAGACAATTAATAGTAGAGGGATTTCTTGCCTTTGAAATCATATACTCTAATGACGGAAAAGAGATAGTAGGTTTTAAAGAATTAGACGCAGTTAGTTTAACCCCCGCTGTTGAAAAAAAACCCGACGGAACTAGAGAAACCATATGGTGGCAATATTACGGAGAAACTGTAAGACAAAGAAAACTTCTAGATGCACAGGTTATCTACATATCGTATGCTAAAGCAAACGTAGTTTCTAGAGTTTCATATACCGAAAGACTTATAAGATCCTATAACTTGTTAAAAATCATGGAGCATTCCAGAATAATCTGGAACGTAATGAATGCCCAATATAGAATTAAGATGACGGTTCCTATTGGTAGTAAAGCTCCACAAAAAGCTAAAGAAACATTGGGAGAGCTTATGTCTGTCTATAAGGAGGATATTAAGCTTGATACGACTTCGGGGGAGCTTTCAATAAACGGTAGACCTGATATACAATTTTATAAAAACTATTTATTCCCACAACAAGGGGGTGAATCGGTTAAAATCGAAACATTAAACGCACAGGGTCCAAATTTAAATATTATGGACTCAGTAGTTTATTTCTATAACAAATTAAGACAAGACTCTAAAATTCCTTATAATAGATTCTCATCTAGATTTGGTGTCGGATCTAACAATGTATTTAAAACTGCTGCAGATGGAGCAGAAAGGGACGAAGTTAGATTTGCTAAGTTTATAACACGTCTTAGGTCTATATTTCAAGAGATCGTTGTTAAACCCCTATGGATTCAAATGTGTCTCGATTTTCCAGATCTTAAGAATGATTCAGAATTTAGAAGTCAGATAGGTGTTAAATTCGAAAGCGATAACATATTCGGGGAATCTAGAGAGATAGAGCAATTAATAAAGAAAATAGATTTTATAACATCTATGGGCGAAATCAAAGAAACTGTAAACGAAGAAGAAGTACAGTTCTTTGACCAGGATTTTATGATAGAGAGATGGCTAGATTTATCATACGATGATATACAATTAAATAAGTCATACGTAAAAAAAGCTGAAGAATCTGGAAAATCTGCAGCGACAGGAGCGACAGGAGGAGACGCAGCAGCAGGAGATGAAGCAGCAGGGGGAGCTGAAGCAGCAGTATAATCGAAAACTTATTTAGTTTTTTAGTATAATATTTAAATCCTTTTTATTATTAAAATCGATTTTCTATATTAGCTAAAAACATATAAATGCAGAAAGAACTTAGAATCCTGTTAGAGATAGAAAATGCAACAGGAAACGGATCACAAAAAATTAAACAGGATCTTATAAAAAACAATTATTCTAAAGAACTAGAATATCTACTCAAGGTTTCCCTTGATCCATTTCTCACTACTAAATTACATAAACTTCCCGTCCTATCAGATTCTCCATATATCTTAGAGACTGAAGATATTTTTGAAAGGTTTAAAGATCTCACTAGAAAGCTTTTTGAAGCACCAGCTGCCAATGACAAGTTAAGAGAGGAAGCATTCGAATTGGTTAACTGCTATCCGCTTTCAGAGGAGGAAAGAAAGATTTTGTCTAAAGTTTTAACAAAAAGATTAAACATAGGTATCGGAGCTAAGTTAATAAACAAAGCTTTTAATAAGGAGGTTATACCAGATCCCAGTTTAATGCTTGCACAGGATGACGAAGACGAAATAAAAAAATGGGATTCCATAGTCTGTGAAGAAAAATATGATGGAGTAAGAGTAATTGCATTAGTTGTTGGAGAAGAAGTAAAGTTTTACACTAGAGCATTCAATGAGATACCAAATCAATATTTAAAAAAGATCGCAGACGAGTGCTTGATCTTAATTAAGAACTCAGGATTACAAGGAGGATGGTTTTTCGACGGCGAACTTACTGATCTAAACAGAAAGAGTGTTTCTGGTAAAGTAACACAAATGCTAAAGGGTAAACCTTCGGATTCTATCGGTGATGATCTTCTTTATAACGTTTTTGATCTAGAGGATGCAGATAGTCTAAAAAATGGCAAAGGAATCATACCTTTTGATGTGAGAAGAGGCACATTAGAGGGTGTTTTTAATACGTATAACACATCTTCTCTTACACTTGCAGATTCTTTCTTGACTACAGAAAAAGAAGACATCTACGCTTACTATAATAAAATAGTTGCCCGGGGTGGCGAAGGGGTAATTCTTAAAAACCCAGAACACGTATATGAGTGTAAAAGATCTAAGAATTGGATTAAACTCAAGGAGGTTAACGATTGCGATTTAATAATTACTGGATGGTACCCTGGAGAAGGAAAGAGGGAAGGATTTATCGGGGGATTCTATTGTGAGGATTTATCTGGCACAGTTAAAGTAAAAGTAGGAGCTGGTTTTACAGATCAAGATCTTAAGGATCTTAGTGAAAATCCAGATTCACAGATTGGTAAAGTTTGTGCTATCCAGTATAATGTTATTATCAACGACAAAAATGATAATTGGTCTCTGTTTTTACCAAGATTTATAGAAATAAGAAATGATAAAGATTTAGCAGACGATATGAGAGGTTTATGTAAATAGTTTAAATTTTAATATATGGAGGTTAGGGTAACAAAATTTTTAAAAGGTGTATGTAAAATTCACGGAGAGACCAATTTTTATATTTATAAGGAAGAGGCTCATAAATGTGCTGAATGTACTAAGAAAAAATCTAAGGAATGGGGTTTAAAAAATCAAAAATACAAAAAAGAATATTCTATCCAATACAATAAAAAAAATCCCGAAAGAATAAAAATACTAAATGAGAGACACAAAGAAATAGGCAGAAAAAAAATAATAGAAAGTCGAGATGATTTTTACAAAAAATTTGGTTGCTATATAGAAGAAATAGCATCCAAGATCTCTTTGAAAAAAATACCAGGTTATAAAAAACTTGGAATAATGTCTAACCCTACTAAGGATAAAATACTCGAAGTCCTTATAAAATGTAAAAAAACACAATTAACCAATTGTGAAAGATATAGAGCTTCAGCAATGGTTAAGTGGAATCACCTTAAGTCTCTTAACATGAGATCTGCAACTGAAGAGCAGAAATCTATTATAAGAGCAGAGTATAAAAGAATAGCTCAGATAGCTGTTGATGCTGAGATGGAAAGAATATTAAAAAATATTAAATGATACAAGAACTATTAACTGAAAAATTAAGACCGAGGGAATTAAAACATATGATACTTCCACAAAGGATAAAGGCTTCCTTTGATGATGGTCTACAACAAAATGTATTATTATCGGGATCTCCTGGATCTGGTAAAACCAGTATGGCTAAAATTCTAATAAAAGGACATCCGCACATATTTATAAATGTATCTGACGAAAGTTCAGTTGAAACAATAAGAACAAAAATACATGACTTCTGTTCTACCGTTTCTATACTAGACGGAGAAAATATGATAAAGATAGTTGTTCTAGATGAGTTTGACGGAGCATCAGATCAGTTTTACAAAGCTTTAAGAGGAACTATAGAGAAATATGCAAAGACTACCAGATTTATAGCTACGTGCAATTATATTAATAAAATTCCTGATGCTATCAGATCAAGATTCCAAACATATGATTTTGATCCTATTGATAAAGGCGAGGAAAACGAAATAAAATCTCAATGGAAGGATAGAGTTGGTAAAATATTAGATCTTATGGGAATAAATCATGACATTCATGTTCTGGAGAGTTTTACTAAAAAATACTTCCCCGATATGAGATCAGTTTTGAACACTATACAAAGATGGAATATAGATGGTGTTACAGATCTTACTGAACAAAAAATAAATGAGGTTGTCTGGAATAATGAAGAGATATTTGATATAATATTTAATTCTAAAGGACCTATGGAAAACTATAGCTTAATCATGGGTCAATATTCAGGTAAAGTGGATGAGGTCCTATCTTCTCTTGGATCTGAATTTATAAACTGGATATCTGAAAAACGTCCAGATAAGATGAATACAATACCAGCTATTA